TATACTTGATAAAGTAAAAATATGTTATAACATAGTATTACACCTATGAGTAAGGAAGAATATATCAAACTACAAGCTGTTGTTGCAGCTTTACAAGAAACTATTGAAGATCAAGAAAAGATTAACGAAATTCTTGATCTCTTAAGCAGTAATACTGTAGCTGTTGATGAAGCAGCTCAAGCAGAAGAAGCAGTAGATGCTTCTGAAGAAACTGGTAATGATGAAGAAGGCGAACCAAAGCCAAAACAGCAATACGTTATGCTCGTATCTGATACTAACAAGATCATCACTAAGGATTTAGTAGGTTGGGTACTGCAGATTCCAGAAGATGATGATGTAGCTACTGTTATTGACTCTATTAAGAACGGAGCATATAACTTTAATGCTTCTAAGAAGGGTCAAAAGTACCCAGTATCATCTATTGGTCAAGCTATTGCTAATGTACCAAACAAGTTCTTTAAGACAAATAATCTTAAGATTAAGACTAAAGAGCCTGTTCAGATTATCACTACTAATAACGTATTACCACGTTCTTAAGTTAGTGGTACAATCGCCGGTCCTGCGAGATCAGATCCAGGACCGTTTGGTGTATTAACAGGCAAGCCTTCATCTCCTACTGAATATATAGAAGGTGGAGGCACACCAACAGTAGATTCTCTACCGTCAAATCTAGCTTCAGAACCTATTGCTGTATCATTTGATACACCGATTACACTAGTAGCATAAAGATTAAACTCATTAGGTCCAGGTAATGTAATACCTTCAAATGCAGGCTTGTTCTTAAGAGTAAGAGGTATATTCTTAAATACGTGAGAGTGTGGTTGAGCTATTTGTAGTATACCACCACCAAAGGTGTTAAGGTTTATTAAGCCGCTATTAACACGTAAAGGTATAGTTACAGCTAATGTTTCATCGCCACCAGCAGTTTTGAGTGGTGGTAAAGCTACTACCATTGAACCTTCTACACTAGTACCTATTACACCCCAGCCAGAGGCTACTTCACCTGGTGCACCTTCTGGGTTAACTACAGGCCCGATAGCCATGATCTGTGTATTTTCAGTTACTTGGTATTCTATAGGTGCGGTAATGTGATTAACAAATAACTCACCTTCTACATAAGCACCACCACCAATAATAACGTTTTTAGATACACCTAAAGAACTATCAACTACAACTTGATTAGTTGGTATATTACTCTTTAATACAAGAGAATCACCACCAATAGTTACTAAGCTACCATTTACATTTACTTGTCCGTTAGCTGAGCCTACTGTAACTAAATCACCGGTCATTGTAACCGTACCACCTTGTAAGTTCATATTACCAGTGGTTTGAATCGTGGCACCACCTGTACCAGATTGCACTTTAAACCTACTCATTGCGAATATATCTAAGTTACCACCAGGCATATCTGGCACGTACAACTGTTTATAAACACCAAAGTTAGAAGATATAGGCTGAAATGCTCCGGAACCAATACTGTTAACTCCAGTAACAATACTCTGCCCCGTACCCGCTACTTCTGATAATATATCATAATAGTAAGCTGGGTTAGTATTTTGCGTTAAACCAACAGTTATTACTTTATGTTTTGTTACAAACTCAAAGCTATTACCACCAAAACCCATTTGAGTTTCAGCATCAGACATAGGGCCTATTAAAGCATTTAATGAAGATGAAATAGTAGAAGGATCAGCTGGTGTACCACTTACTCCAGCTAACTGTGCATATAAAGCGTTCCATTGTTCAGCTGCGTTGTTATTAAAGTTACCTACCTTCAGCCAATGATCACCTTGTACAATATAATCATTATCTCTACCCACAAAAGTACTATTATACCCGTTAACTGTCTCAAACTTATCAGCTAACGTTAGTAGTTGTAGATTTTTAGGATTAAATAAAGAGGTATACTTGTTGTTAAGTTCGTAGAACCCGCCACCAAAGTGAGTCACTTTATAAGACTCTCTATCAGTAGTGTTAATGATTTCAATAGCAGCACCGCGCTGGTTGACTACCATTTTGTTACGGAAAGTTACATTATCGTTGGTAGCTCCGCCATAACGTTTATCCTTATTTTCATAAGCACCTGGATAGTCTGGCCAAGCCCCATCTCCGTTTTTAAATATACTGCTAAAGTCTTCTTGACCGAAAGCAGCACCAATATAAACAGGGTTTAAGGGACTACCTTCTCTGAAAAATACCCATAAATGAGCGCCTACGTTAGGTATAGCGAATACACCTTTAGCTGAGTTAGAATAGGTAGAAGGTTTATAGTTATTAGAGAACTGATTAAACTGTTGAGCGTTTATCTTAGCAGTATTACCGAAAGCATCGCTTACTGGGTTAGATTCATATACAGCACCAGGTTTACCACCTTTATTTTCTGGATCTACTAGGTTGCCTGCAGAAGCATTAGGAAAGTTAGTACCAGGTTGTCCAAACATTACAGGAGCATCAGATACTGAGTTTGTATCTGAATAAGCATTATAGTAACCACCTGTAGATGAACCCCCTAATGGACCAGCATACTCAGCCCATGGCAACGAGTCCTGTAACTGAGGCATTATTTGACTTAAGTTCTCTCCATTAGGAGAACCTGGAAATGCAAACGTTTGATTTTGCTTTAACTGATTCCACTTATTATAAATGTTAGCATTAACATGCGGCACCCACACCTTAACTCTGCCTCTATGATCGGGGTCATTGTTTTGTACGCATATACCTAAATAAATACTGTTATATTTTTCCATTATGATTTTCCTGGGTTAGGTACTGTTGTATTTTGTAGTGTGGTTACAGATATTACTGAGGGGTTGCCAGCAGCATTAACTGTATTGCCTGGTATAATTATGGCCTTGTTATTGGTTAATCCACTGAGAGTGCTTGGACTTTGATATTGTAAACCGACTGTAGTACCACCAACATCTACAACCGCATTAAAGCTTTGGGGAGAAGCAGCTACACGACTAACTGTATTAACCACACTAGTTATTTGAGATGTTTCAGAGTTAATAGTGTTTTGTATACTTGCAACACCTTGCTGAGCAGCTGCTACAACTGCCTGAGCCTGAGTTATTGCAGATTTAGCAGCAGTAGCATATTGTGTTATTTGGCTAATAACATTTGTAATAGCTACTGGGTTAGGTATATTAAGACCTGTTAACTTACTAATAGAAGGTAATGTAATCTTAGGAATAAGACTCTTAATCTTTATAAGTGCTTCAGAGAGTAAACGCCCTGGTGTCTTGATAGCATCATTAATAGTGTTGACAGTAGAGTTAATGCCTTCTATTGCTTGGGTGGTGCTCCAAGCTGGTGGTGTTTGTAAGTTGCCGGTTAAGTTTGTGTTAAATGGTAACTTTACTGCAAGACTACCATACTTGCCTGCTAGCTGTACCTGTAACGAACCAGAAGACTGTTGATGTGCTAGTACTTGAGATAAAAATACAGCTTTAGACAATCCACCGACTTTAGGGAGATAACCATCTAAACCTGATTGTAAGTTATTTAAATCATTGTTTAGTTTATACAAACCACTAGCTAAACTTGACGGTATCTTAAAGTTTAAAGCAGGAGAAAACGGGTCATTACCGTATGAAGGACTGGTAGGGTCGGTAACTGTAGGGGTATAGGTTATAGTACCTACCGAATCTGAAAAGTTCTGATATACATTAGGATAGTTAGCGCTAATCTCCTGAGTAACTAATGGATGAGAGTAGAACATTGCCTGATCCCAATAACCGTTAAACCACTGAGGGCTTAAAGCTGATAACGGTTTAGTAATAGTGAATACCGGCTGTGGCGCTATTATAGCAATACACGGATCATTTAAATGTGTAAAGAAATCTATCTTTGAACCAATAGGGTTGGACGAAAAATTTGTACTATATTGTGCTCTAGCTATATTGTTTTCCTCTGGATAACCTTGAGCAGAATAACCAGGCACCAACGTCAACGTATTGTAGTAATCGTAGGTTTTTATTACTGTTGTTGGGTTTAATGCCATATTAATACTTAAGTTATATTACTCTTTATATCAATGTTATCGTTAGCGTGTACTCTAAGAGCGGTAACATCATTAATGTAGTTACCTTGTGTAAAACGGTGCACCACATTGCATATTAACCACTGTCCAAGTAACTTGTTAAAGAACTCATCTATTACACCGCCTTGCCCTTTTTCAATACTAATAAATGTGTTAGCCTCTCTAATAGGTACCCCAAGTGTGGTAAAACTTACAGATGTATTATAATACAAAGCAGATGCTAATAAAAAGTTTCTACCTTCAGCTAACTGACTTACTTTATCTGGACTATAAGAATAAACGTGATTAACAGCTAGAGTATCTGTTTTAGTCTTATTTAAAGTTATTAATGTATCTGGTGCAGAATACAACTTGAGCTTGTTTGCGTAGTTGTTCTTTACAAACGTTTTTACATTTTGTATGTCATTGCTTGCAAAGTCTACATTAAACAGTTTATTCTTTATATCATTACTATAACAAGGAGTGCTAATCATGTCTCGTGAACTGTCTATAGGAGACATATCTACAAAGTTTATATTCTTTATAACACTTGTAATAGGGCTGTTAAAGTTTGTGTTAGATGTATTAGAGTTAAAAGGCGATTGCGGTAAGTTAAACAAATACTCGTTTTGATCCACACCACCCTGCATAGACAAGGTTATGATTTCTCTTTGTAATGAACCAGCTGTTGGAATAGATATTCCTATACCATTTGAACTAGAGTTTACAGCTTGGTTAAATAAAGTAGTATATGAAATAAGCTTCCAGTTATTATCATAACGATTACGGGTAAGGATACAAGGGTCCTGGCCACCATCAGTACCAACAGGTGCACTTACATGCTTTTTTAACAAATAGTTTAAGTTATCATCTGCTGTCCAGTTTGAAGGAGAGCTATAAAATGTATTACTTGAACCTATATCCCACGTACTAGTAAATACAGGTGTAACATAGTTTGCTAAAGCAGTAGTTAACAAGTTTTTAATAGCATTACCAGTCTTAACATATTTTTGTGTATCAGATGCAGAGGCTGGTATTACGTTTGATGGTAATAGGTTATTTGTTGACCACTGCAGTGTAGTTTCACTTAGTACTTGCTGTTCAAACTCCCACAAATAAAGCTTTAACTGTTTAAGTTTTGTATTATCACCAGGTATCTCTTCTCTATCATATATTGCAAAAGCATAAGACATACCCCATACATTATAATCAACATTTGCATCAACTTGACCTAAAGTACTATCATTTACAATCTTAACAGTTATATAAACAACGTCTCTACCATCATTACGGAACTTGTAATACTGAGTTGGTAAAGCAGTAGATACTATTTTCTGTTCAAATACATTATCAGGGTTCTTTATTACTAAACTAGCTCTTTTATACCAAGTTCTACTATCTTCCTCAATATCTAAAGACACCATACTAGCCAGGTTCAGCTGAAACTTATTACCTTGCAAGTTATCAAAAATAATATCTATTTGATATTTTTGACCGTTATATAGCTTGGTATTGTTTTCAGAAGTGGGGATGTTTTGTACTGTTAGATTTGAAACTAGCATTATACCACTTGGTTTATTTGTTGTAATATGCTAGACACGTAACTTGGTGTTAGCACTTTTAAAACTGTACCTGCTTTTGGAAAGTTGATCGGGTTTTGTATATTATTAACACAGCATATAAGCCACCATAACTGCGGTGTGTTATAGCATTTTTGAGAAATAAGAGTCCACGGTAAGTTATCACTAGTAACTGTATAAGTGGTGTATGTACTCTGGTCTAAGTTATTTGGTATGTTTACTGTACTAATTAAGTTATAGAAAAAGTTCTGCTGAGTACCATAAACATTTTCACTATACACATTAAACAGGTTTTCAAAGTTAAGTAAACTTAAAGTAGGTAAAACCGATATATTGTTTTGTTTTAATGGTTCTGCGTTCATATTATAATCCTTGTATTCCTGTTCCTGGAGTAGGTTCAAATACGCTTACTTTAGAAATAGACTGATTAGCTGCATAATAGAACAGATTTTGTGAGTTCATAAACACGCTCTGTAGTTTTATTGTGACTTTATAAGCTTCTGGAATAATCTTCACGTTGCTATTAACAGCAGCATCTGAAACTGTTGAAACATTACCTGTAGTTATATCTACTAAACGAGTAGTACCTATGTTCTGTACTTTCATACTATCTATGTACGCAACAGGAAGGTACTTATAACCTGGTACAGTTACTGTGTACATGCAAGGCGGATCCATCAAGTTAATAGATCTTCTATTAGGTAAGTTCTGATAAGTTAAAGTAAAGAGAAAGTACCAGTTGTTGACAATATCTTGCACGCTTTCTGTATTAAACAAATAAAACGTTGTTGTAACTGAATCACCTTGTTCGCTAGGTGTAAAGATCTTAATCTTTTCTTTTGACACACCTGGCTCAGATAACATTAATATAGCATCGTTTATAGCAGTAGCGTCTTTTAAGCCTTCTTCAAGCCCTCCAGCAACTTTACCTGCAAGTGCTGAACCTAGCTTACCAAATGCTGCGTGTCCAGCGGCTTTAGCTGCATTAGTAATCAAAGCAGCGCCTTTACCCTCTTCAACCGCTGACCATGTACCTATACTGGTTGCTACCATGTTGTCTGGGCTTAAGTAAGGTAAAGTGTATGTAAACTTTGTTGGGTTACCCACATATAAACCTTTATATGGGTTATTAGCAGAAAAACCAAATAAACTTGTAAAATCTGTTGCTGTTGCAAGACCTGCACCTAATATTCCACCACCAGCCGCACCAGCAGTTGCACCTGCTACAGCACCTAAAGGACCGCCTGTTACTAACCCAGCTGCTGCACCACCAATTGCACCGATAGCTTGACCTGCATTTGCACCAAACGCTGCCCTTGCAACAGGATTAGTAGTATTTTGAGCTATACTCAGTTGTAAGGCTTGAGCAACACTCGAACTAGTAAGTTTAAACTCTGTTAACTCTATTTTCGGCACATAACTCTTTAATGCAGCTGAACCATTTAAAGCCCAAGCATATGTATCATGCACATTAAACGCTACTGGTTGATCTGGATTTCCTTGACTATCAGCATTTAATATAGGCGCACCACCTCTTGTGGGGGTAGAACAGGTTCTATAACCACCAAACCCTATTGGTGGTGGTGTAGAAGAAGGAGCTGTACCGCCTGGATTATAAACCGACATATATATACTTAAGTTGCGGCCCTTCTATTATACATCATATTATCGGTTTTAAGCCGTGAGTTAGTAATAGGATTTCCTGTAGCCTGTACATTAATAGTAGTACTTTGCGCGCTACCTATAGTGTTACTATTGCTTATGCTACTATTACTATTATTAGCTGTTGATGTATTGTTATTAGATAGCTTATTGCTAATCTCTTGCAAAGATTGATTAATAGTCTTTAACATATCACTAGAACTTTCTTTTATAGTTTCAGTCTTAGATATGGTTTCTAAAGCAGTAGAGTGAACAGCTGTTACATTAGTATTACTATTAGCTATATTTTCTGTAGCAGATTCCCCGCCTACGTTATTAGTAGTATTATTGGTTATACCGTTTGCAGGTCTTTGAGTTGGAGAGTCTCCAGTTACTTTACCACGACTATAACCCCTTATTTCACTATTCTTTAAGTTACTATTTGAAGTGATACTACCCTTAGAAGCAGGTGTAAATAGCTCAGGACCTCTTTCCCCTACGATTGCAGGCTGGTTTGCATCAATATCACCGCCATCAGCTAAAAATAAACCGCCTATAGTTTCAAATAGACCACCGAAGCCTTCTACAAAACTTGACAGACCGGAACCAGATTTACCTGCTTTAGCAACATCTGCAGCTGCACTTGGGGTGACTGGTTTTGGTTCTGAGGTAGGTAACGTCTCTGCTACTACTGGTTTTTGTTCTGGCGCTTCTTTTTCCTCTTCTTCTTTTTCGGTCTTATATGCAGTTTCTTTACTTACAAACTTTTTCGAACTCTTATCTCTATACTGAGTGACGCCTTTTTTGTTTATTACTTTTTCTACGCCAGGTGCAAGTTCTTTTTCTACAGGTGCAACCTCACCTGTACTTGCTTCAGCTTCATTTTCAGTCTCTTCTGGCTCACTGCTTAAAATGTCTTTAAGTATTTTACCGATTTTTACAATAAGATCATCATCAATATCTACAATATCGACTTTTATTGTTTTAGTTATATCTTCATTTACTTCATTACCTTCTTCGTCTTCTTCTATACCTTCTTCTTTTTCTTCTTCTTTGACTTTAGCTTGAGCTGCTTCTTCTTTGAGTTTTTCTTCTCTATCTTCTTCAAAGATAGTCTTTTCTTTATTTTTCTTTTCAACATCCGAAGCAGTTTTACTTAAAATGTTTTCTGGCTTAACTTCTCCAGCTATAAGCTTTTCAGCTTCATCTGGTGTGAGCCCAAGTTCTTTGAGTTGTTCAGCTTCTTTATCTTTTTCCGTTTTTTTCTCTAGTGCTTCTTTAGCAGCTTTATTCTTCTCGTATTCTTTAGCCTTTTCGTCTTTGTTATTCTTTGCAAACTCTTCCATAGTTTGCTTCTTTAAAACATCTCCAAAAACATTACCCTTACCGAGTGACACTAAAAGATTGCCTAATGGACCGCGATCAAACATGTCCATTTCATTAAAGTTGAACTGTTTGCCTACATTTTCTGCTTCAGCTTTTTTAGCTAAATAAGCTTTCCCTTCATCACTTTGTTCAAACTCTTTTATTTTTAAATCTAACCTACTTGCTTGAGCATTACGAGCAAACTCAGCACGTCTTTGATTTAAAGTGTCTCCTTTATTGCCTTCAGTGACAGGTAACTGAGCAGCTGCTTCATCTTTCTTTTCAGTACCTGCAGCTTTAGCCTTTTCCTTTTCCATTTGCAGACGAGTAGTATCGTTAGCTGCTAACTGTTTAAGAGCAGCCGCAGTTTCATCTGATTTTTTTAAAGAACTTTCAGTAATCGTTAAAAGCTTTTTATTATCTTCAACCACTTCCTGTAACTGACTATAATACAGTTCAGTTTGCTGTTGTTGTCCGTTTAACTCAGCTGAAAACTCTGTTAACTTTGTAGTTAAAGTGCTTTTATCTATTGCTTGACTAAGAGTATCAGGTAGTTTATTTAAAGCTGTAAGCAGCTTACCTTCTTCTAGAGCTTTCTTAATATTACTACCAATGCTCTTATTTAAGGTAGCGGATATCTGCTCTGGTAGGTTTTTTATAGAATCAGATACACCTTCAGTTTTTTCACCGAGGGCTTTTATTGATTCAGTTAAATCGGACATGAAAATACTTAGGGATCAAAGTATTTTTTACACTGTTAGTTTAAAAACAAATCCGATGTAATCGCAACAGCTACCTTAGTGTTAGGTTCAACTTCTATTTCAAGTATACTATTAATAGTGTTTGTAACCACACTAGCATACTCTTGTATTTCAAGAAGTGTATTAGCTGGTAAGCTTTCTATAACTGTTAAACGGTCTTTATATAGCAACTCTTCATAGTTTAGAGCTACACCGTTTATCCAGAGCTTTTTAATATACAAACAAATACCATTTAGTATTAAATCACCAGCAGCTTCATGTATAGTACGAGACTCGCTTTGTAGGTTCTCTCTTAACTGCTTTTCCATTAAATATTGCTCTGCTGCTAAAGGTACCCCTATCTCAATCTGTATGTTTTCTATTGTAACAGTCTTATTAGTAGGTACTGTAATGTTAGTTACTTGCTGTAAGCAATCATCGAGTGCGACATCGTAACCAGCTACATTTAACTTGGAACCTAAAGATGCCTTACGTAATGCAAGTAATACAATGACACGGTCTATTATGGTTAGTTTATCTACTACTTCTTGTTCTAAGCAGTTATCCTTAATAATAGTATAAGAAGTTAAAGTAAACTTTGTATTAAAAAGAATATTATCTTTAATACAGTTATAAAAACTCTTTTGCTGTTTAGCACTAAGAGGTTTAAACTTTACCGTTCTCTGTACAGCAGGTAAGAATACTTCTACAGAGTTTTTCTCTGATAAGCTATTAAGAGCTGCCAAAAAATCGTTTACATTAGCCATAAAAATACTTACCGGGAGATCTTAAAAGCCTAGCTCTGAGTTATTAGTAACTGGTAATCCGCCTGTAGATTGCTTGTTTTCTGCTTGTTGTGCATTAACCTTCTCTACATCTTGCATATAATACATCCAATATACTTGTAGTTCAACTGGAGTAATACTGTCTACATAATCCGCACTAAACCCTGCATGTCTCACAATGTTATAAAACGCTTTGTACACATTGTTTAAGTTTTCTGTAAACAGGAAAGATATTGTTTGTTGTAACGTGCTTGCCGTTATGTTACATGATAACCTTAATACAACGCTATTGTCTACCGGGCTTTTTACTGTTATAAAATCCAAAGCTTCGTATTTTTGTTCTAATACTTGTATATTTTGGTATAACATATTAGTTAGTTCTAATGGCAACTCTGTAACAATGTTTAACCTATCATTAAACGTTAAATCCTTAAAATCTACGCTTTGTTCTCCTATTTTAATAGTATCTATGTACGAGGCTAAGATATCAAATTTATCTTTGTTATTACTAAGGAAAACATACTCATCTCTTATTTTATAAGACGAGTAAGTTACAGTTACATCGTTATACTCAACAGTACCGGATTTATCGATCTTTTTTACCGATTCTATCAAGCTTTCAACGAGAATGGAAATAGTAAACCCGCCACCATCTGGCAACGTACATTTTAATCTCAAATCAGGACTTACACAATAGTTTCTTACAGTTAATAGTAGGGAGAGCTTATCTTCAAATGTTATATCCTTGCCTGCTACCTCTGGACATAAGTCCTCCAGTATAGAGTTGTATTGTTGTATGGTTTCTTTTTTGTCTACGTTATATAAACTTTTAACCAACTCTCTATACTGCTTGTAATAAAGCTCTTTTATCTGCGTTTCTAGCTTTTTGCTAGGCAGATAAGCATTTAACTTGAATGGCATTTATATTAAATTACTTCGTACGTGGAATATGTCCATGTAGTTCTAATACTACGCATTCCAGTGTTCTTAGTACTGCCATAACCTATATTTGCTGCTTCAACAGATAAAGGTACAGCACCTCTAAACTGAAACACTTTACGTAAGTCTAGATCTGCTTCTGGAGAAGTCTTGTTCAAGAAGTTTATAGTTACATCTGACTTAAAGTTTTGAGTACCACCGTTACGTGCAAATAAACCGAAATGAGAAGCAGCTATAATCCAAGGCCTTATTACGTAATCCACAAATGATACGTTTGTTTCGAGAAATGTTATCTCAAAGTTAGTTGTATCAGACCTACCATTTAAAACAGGAGCAGAAAGAAACCCACCTGCCAAGGATGAAGTATCTGCATGAGAGTAACCAGCACGAGAAGCTTTTACTGATTCTCCAGGTAGTGTTACTCCATTAGCAAAAAATATGTCATCATTTGTTAACGTAGTCCAGTACTGGTTATCAATGTTTATCTTATCAAGTATAGTATTGAGAGAACCATTAGCACCACCGTTATAGTTGTAACTTAAGTTGTCTAATATACCTGGTGTACCAATAGTGCCGTTTAAGTTAGAAAAAGAAACAATAAAGTTTGCCTCGACTGGTATATGAAAGTCAGGGTTAGAGAGTACATTTTGTAGAAACGTACTATTGTTCTTTACGTTAAGAGCCATTTATTTTATTGTTGATCACCAGGTAATAGTTCTGGTGTAGTACCTGTAGCATAGTTCCAGTTTTGATAACCGAACTTTACTTTAATCTCTTGTATCTTACCTGTACCATCTAAGCTGTAACCCACACTAGGAATATCAATAATAAACAAGCCGTTTATTTCGTAAGAAGTAACTGGGTTTAGTTGATCATCATAAACAGATATTAATGCGTAGTTATCTTCTGCATTAGGTATTGGGTTAAAGTTAGCTAGTTGAGTAGCTATGTTAGATGATTCAATACTGTTTAACGAGTTAGAAATATTATTTGAAGATGTTTCAACTAAACGTCTTTCTAGCCAGTACTTAAACTGAGAGTTACCATCCAAGTAGAAAGTAACATCCCAATCTTTGCTACTACCGAAATCTCTAGTACCTACTGAATGTACATCTACACCAAAGTACTTTACTGTGGTTATAGCTTTCTTCATGCTAGGTAATGAAAAGTTTTTAATATAAAGCAAACTATCTTCCCCAGATATATCGAATGGTGTGCCGTTAATGACAAGATTATCTACCCTGGCCTGAAAATCTCTTGTAAACCCATACTTTTGTATAGAGTTGTAAAATGAA